ATGTACATCTAGTTAAGCGCCTGGGCGTTCCCCCGGATCAGTTAGTGCGTCTGCCCTCCAGTCCAGACGACACCGGCTGGTCTGAGGTGTATGAGCGCCTGGGCCGCCCCAATGAAGTCAGTGGCTACGAGATCAATGCGCAGGATGAGGTAACCGGCCAGTATTTGCAGGAAGCCCACAAGCTGGGGCTCTCCAAGGTGCAGGCCCGTCAGCTCTATGACTGGTACACCAAGAACCAGGAGTCCAACATCGCTGCAGACAGAGACGCCTGGCAGTACCAGCAACAGAACTACGTTCAGGAATTACAGAAGGAATGGGGGCGAGACTATGCCGCCAACACCGATGTAGCCCGTCGTGCGTTCCTACAATTGGCGGATGCCGAAACCCTGAAACTGGTGGAAGAGACAGGCATTGGCAACCACCCAGGGCTAGTGAAACTGATGAACAAGGTCGGCCAGTTGATGGCAGAAGATGGCTTGCTGCAAAACGATGTAGGCACCAGCGGCAACGGTGGCCGTGTGGATATTGAAGGTCGCCTCAGTGAACTGATGGCCTCAGATTCGCCCTACTGGGACGGGATGCACCGCGACCACGACCGCTATGTTCAGGAAGCCCTGCGCCTGCGGGAACTGCTAACATGACCTTAGAAGAGAAGCGTGAGTTGCGCATGGAGTGCCTGCGGCTCGCAGTAGAAAACGGGACACAGGTCGATGTCAGTGATCCGATCCCACTTGCAACCACCTATTATCTGTGGGTTATATCAGACCTAGAACCGGCACAGACCGGACAGAAACCACCGCCTAGCCGTAAACGCTAGGCACAATCCCCCATGCGAGGCTGCGGTTCGGACAATCGTTCAGACCCGTAATCACGCACCTACCATAGAGCCCCCTTAGCGGGACAACTCTGATTTCAGGCATGGGAACGCCGAAATTGGAGTGACTAATGTCATCGCAAATTACGACGGCGTTCGTACAACAGTACAGCGCCAACTTACAGCACTTGAGCCAGCAAAAAGGCTCACGCCTGCGCGGTCTAGTGCGTGTTGAAGCCGTTCGCGGCAAACAAGCCTTCTTTGACCAGATTGGTAGCCAGTCCGCCAGCGTGCGAACCACCAGAGCTGCCGACACCCTACTGAACGATACCCCCCACAGCCGCAGAATGGTCACCCTCGCCGACTACGAAGTCGCCGATCTGATTGATGACCAGGACAAGCTACGGATGATCGTAGATCCCACCAGTTCCTACGCACAGGCCCAGGCTTTTGCGATTGGTCGCAGCATGGATGATGTAATCATAACAGCTGCCACCGGCGATGCGAAAACTGGCGAAACCGGAGGGACCACCACCGCGCTGCCTGCAGGACAGAAAGTAGCGGTCAACCTCTCAGGTTCCAACGAAGGGATGACGATTGGCAAGCTGCGCGAAGCCAAATACATCATGGATAACAATGATGTAGACCCGTCGATTCCGCGTGTGATGGTAATTGGGCCAAAGCAGCTCCAAGACCTCTTGGAAAGCACCAACATCACCAGTAGCGATTTCAACACCGTCAAGGCGTTGGTACAAGGCGAGTTGAATACCTTCATGGGGTTCAACTTCATTACCAGCACCCGGTTGGCACACGACAGTGGGACGGATGTGCGGACCTGTTTTGCGTATGCCGTAGACGGGATCACGCTAGCGGTAGCTAAGGACCTGACCGTGCGCATTGATGAGCGCCCAGACAAGGGCTATGCCGTTCAGGTGTATGCCTGCATGAGCATTGGCGCTACCCGCATGGAAGAAGAAAAGGTTGTCCAAATTTCTTGTGACGAATCGCCATAACAGGAGCTGACTAATGGCAAATAATAACACCACCAAAATCACATCCATCACGGCTGACCCGTCGGTGAATGTCGATGCCGCTGAAGCTCATGGCCGAATGCGGGTCTGGTACGACAGCTTTGAAGCCAGTGCTACTGCTTCTGCTGATACGATTACCTTTGCAAGAATGCCGAAGGGTGCCACCATCTGGGAAGTCAAGGTGATGGCGGACGCTCTAGGCGCTAGCGTAACCATCAAGGTCGGCGACGCTTCTGACGATGATCGTTTCATTACGGCCACGACCATGAACACCGCCAACCTGGTAACCAACACCAACGCCATTGACGGCGTCGGTTACAACTACACGGCCCAGACCGATCTGATCGCTACCGTTGGTGGTGCAGCCGCGACTGGGACGATTAAGTTCATGGTCTTCTATACGTTAGGAGACTAATGACTTCAGTCGTTCAGATATGCAACATCGCCCTGTCCAACCTGGGCGAGGCGAAAATCGCAGCGCTGACCGACGAAAACGAGCGGGCGCGGCAGTGCAACCTTCGCTATGAAGACTGCCGTGATGCCGTGCTTCGCTCTCACCCCTGGAATGCGGCGGTCACCCGTGCGGCTCTGGCTGCCAGTGTCACCGCTCCAGCCTGGGGGTATGCCAAGAAGTTTGCCCTCCCCGCTGACTGTTTGAGAGTCTTGGACATTGAAGACTTTTACCAGGACTACAAAGTGGAAGGCCGCTTTGTGTTTACCGATGCAACAGCGGTCAACCTTCTCTACATTGCCAAGGTCACCGACCCCACCCAGTTTGACAGCTTACTACTGCACGCCATCGCCATGAAGCTCGGCAGTGAGATCGCCGAAGCGCTCACAGGCCGTGCGGAGCTGCGTGACCGAATGCTTTCAAAGTATTTACAGATTCTAGCGGAAGCGCGTGGCGTAGACAGCCAGGAGCGCTCCCAGGCAGGCGAGTTCATTGCGGACGGATTCATTAACGCCAGGTTGGTAGGCAGCACCTACCGCCGAGCAGTACCGGCTCCATAATGCGGATTCAGGCCCTTCAATCCAGCTTTGCCGATGGACAGATCAGTCCGCGTATGCAGGGCATGGTTGAACTGGAGTCCTACAAGTCCAGCCTCGCCACGCTGGAAAACATGATTGTGCTGCCGCAGGGCAGCCTAACCCGCCGACCTGGAACCTTCTTTGCGGCCCGCACCAAAAACAATGGGGCGGCAAGACTGATCCCCTTCAGCCGTGGTCAAGGGACCAGCCTGATCCTAGAGTTTGGCAACCTATACATTCGGTTCTTTGCCAATGACGGCCCTGTCCGCACCGATGACATTGCAGGCACCTACAGCCAAAGCACAACTACTGTCACGGTAACGAAGTCTACACACGGCTACAGCGTTTCTGATGAGGTATACCTCAATTTTACCAGCGGAAATGGCATTGATGGGTTCTACACCATTGCCACCGTCCCTGATGCCAACACTTTCACCGTCACCAGCACTACCAGCCAAAGCACCAGCGGCAACGTAAACATCAGTCAGCGCTTTGAAATCACCACGAGCTACACGGCTGCCCAGGTTGATGAGCTGAGTTTCACACAGTCTGCTGACGTTCTGTTCCTAGCGCACCCTAGCCACCCGCCAGCCCGCCTAGAGCGTTTCGACACCAACCTCTGGACCTTAACGAATCTACTGCCGTCTGTAGTGAGCGGAACCTACACCACTCCTACCGTAGTCTTTACAGATGGGCCGTTCCTGGCGACCAACACCACGACCACCACGATGACGGTAGCGCTGGCCGATACCGCCAACTGGACAGCCAGCTTTACGAATGGAGCTTTGAGTCTGGAAGAGGTCGGCACGGTTAGCCCAAGCAATGTCGATGTCACCACCAACACCTTTACGCTAGCGAATCACCCACTGGTGAACGGCATGAAGGTGCAGTTCACAGGCGGCTCTGGCATCACTAAAGCGCCCGTCACCGGCACCTACAGCCAAAGTAGCACTACCGTAACCGTGACCGAAACAGGCCACAGTCGCAGTACCTCCGATGAGGTCTACCTGGATTTCACTTCAGGCGCAGGAGTCGATGGCTTTCACACAATCACGGGAACTGCTGGCGATGACTTCACTGTGACTAGCGGCACCAGCCAGACAATCACAGGCCCTGAAGATGTGACGGTTTCCACAAGATTGGCAACGGGCACCGATTACTTTGTCGTTAGCGCCACACAGAACACCTTTAAGATTGCTACGACAGCAGGCGGGACCCCAATTGATCTGGCGAGAGCCCCGGATACGGAAGACCTGACTTTCAGCAAATCTTTTGTAGACAAGGATGTCTATGTGCGGGTTACGGCCAGTTCGATCAGTGGGATCAACGATGGCGAAGGCTTCAAAAGCACAGACCGAGGGCGCTACCTGCGGTTGAACAGTGAGATCGCCCCACAAATCAAATGGGGTTACGGTGAAATCATCGAACTCCTTGGAGGCACCTCTACCACGGTTGTCCTAGTTAAACTCAAGAAAGCCATCGCTGGTGTAGGCGCTACTACAGAGTGGCAGCTAGGTAGTTTCAGCGAGACAACAGGCTACCCGCGTACCGTACAGATTTATCAGCAGCGCCTAGTCTATGCGGGCACCAGCGAAGAGCCCCAGACTCTGTTCTTTAGCCGCACTGGTGACTTCTTTAACTTTGCCGCTACCGAACCCCTTGGACGCTCTACCGGCCAGTTCGACAGCGCAGGGCGCAGCATCATCGGTGAGCAGATTTACGAAGACAATGCGCTCAGTCTCACCATCAGCTCAGACACGGTGGATCAGATCGAATGGCTGAACGAAGACCGGCGTCTAACGATTGGCACCTCCGGTGGCGTATTCCAGTGCTACGGGACCGATGATGATCTAACGCTGACCCCTTTCAATTTTACGATCAGCAAAGTAAGCGCTTGGGCCTGTGACTCCACAGCCTTGCCCGCCAAGGTAGGCAACAACCTATTATATGTACAGACCAATGGGCGGAAGCTGCGGGAACTGGCCTTCGACAAACTTCAAGACCAGTATAGCGCGGCAGACCTGACACTTCGCAGTGAAGACATCTCCGAAACCGGCATCATCGCCACCGCGTACCAGGATCAGCCCTACAGCGTGCTGTGGTGCTTGCGGAACGATGGCAGACTAGCGGGTCTGACCTATGTGGATCTGCTACAGATGCGGGCCTGGCACCGCCACACCATTGGCGGCAGCCACACGGATGCGACCTACGGATCACAGGCGAAGGTCGAAAGCATTGCAGTCATCCCAAGAGGCACACACGACCAACTCTGGATGATTGTAAAGCGTGACATCGACGGGGGCGTGAAGCGCTACATTGAATTCATGGAACGCTATTTTGTCGCCAGCGAGGTCGTGCCTAGTGACGCACACTTCGTAGATTCTGGCCTGGAAGAGCCACCCAGCCGTACCAGCGCATCAACCAGCGTATTGGGGTTGGATCACCTGGAAGGCGAAAGTGTGGCCATCCTAGCCGATGCTGCAGTCCAACCGAACCGCACGGTCAGTTCTGGAGCGATTACCCTACAGACCGCTGCAACTAATTTCCGCATAGGCTTTGGTTACAACAGCGACATTGAAACCCTACCAATGGTAGCCGCCACCTCACAGGGCACCAGCGTGGGCAACCGCAAGCGCATCCACCGCTTCACTGTGCGCCTGTTGGAATCACTAAGCTTTAAGTTTGGCACCAACGCCAATGATCTGGACGCTGCGACCATTGCGTACCTAGAGAGCCTTGGGCTGAACTTTGGCGTAAACATCAGCGACCTGACCGAAGCGGTCTTTAGAACGGCCAGCGACAATATCGGCAGCGCTTTGGCTTTTTTTACCGGTGAGAAGACCTACCAGGTTGGCGATCAGTTCAACACGATTACCCAGTTATTTTTGCGACAGGACCAACCGTACCCGTTTTCTGTCACTTTACTAGCAATTGATTACCAGACCAACGAATGAGTGCATTAGCCGCTTT